GCCGGCAGATGAACGACCGGGCCAAACGGGTCTACCGCGAATGCGTCAAGACCGGCCGCTGGCCAGGCTACCCCAACGCGGAACCCGTCAGCCTGCCGATGTTTGGCATGTACCAACTCGACGACCTGCTCGGACTCAACACAGAACTGGAGATCAAGTTCTAATGGACATATCACAGGCACTAGTTGCCAAGAGCGACCAGCTCAACGCCTCGGACCTGACCGGATCGCCGATCGTTGCAACGATCAAGGACGTCCGGAAAGGCGACGCAGCCAAGCCGGTCATTGTTGACCTTGAGGGCATGGACGGCCGCCCTTGGAAGCCATCCAAGGGGATGCTCCGCGTCATCGCGCACGCATGGGGCACCGAATCCGACAAGTGGATCGGGCGGCTGGTCAAACTCGCCAACAACCCCGAGGTGATCTACGCGGGTGAAAAGGTCGGCGGCGTCGAGGTCATCGCAATGTCGAACATCGACAAGCCATTCACCATCCCAGTCCGCATCAGCCAAAAGAAAGTCAAGCAACACACCGTCGCCGTCCTAGCCGAACCGATAACCGAGCCGTGGCGGGCTCAATGGCAAGCAATCACCAACGCGCTAACCGACGCCGGCTACGACGGGGACTCCAAGCAGTTGCTCGCCACCGCCGGGCAAGTCATCGGCGCCACATGGGCCCACCCGAACAAGATCAGCGCCGAGGATGCACAGAAAATCCTCGCCGCCGTACGAGAAGACAACCACCAGGAGGCCAGCGAATGAGTGACGAACTGATGCTTGACGGCATGGGACCGTCATCCAAGGGCGGCTTCGAGATTAGGACGCACGCTGGCGGCCCGCAAACGGCCGAGACGCTGCTATTCATCGCCGACTCTATGCGCTCCATGCTCGACGAGCACGACGCGCCGAACTACTTGGAAATGGAAGTCAAGGCCAGCGACGGCAAGCGATACATCATGACGCTGCAGCGGCAAGGCAAGATCACTCCCCACGCCGCACGCCTGGCAGCCGAGGAAGCGCTCGAAGCCGCCAAGCCGCGCACCATCACCACGCTCTCCGAATTAGAAGCGCTGCCATTCGGTAGCGCAGTGCAGACCTCGGACGACAGCGACACGGTTGTCCTCAGATGCGAGGGCTACAGATTCCGAAACCAGTCCGGCGCAGACCTGTCCTCGACGGATCTCTGGCGATTTGGCACTCGCCCATTCACCGTCATCTACACCCCGGAGGAATCATGACCACCACCACCACCGAGGGCACGGTCGGCGTGTCCATCACCGCCGGCTACATCGCCGCTACCGACCAGCCCATCCACCCCGCCATCGGGCAGCAGATCGTCATGGGCACCGGCATCGACTTCATGCTCCACATCCGACCGGACGTCGCCCGACAATGGATCGGCGTGCTTAGCGAGATAGCGGAGGCCGAGTAATGGGCGCCATCAAAATCACGAGCACGGTCGAAATCGACCACGCCGAACTCGGTGTCGAAGTCTGGGAATGGAACTCCGAGCAGCAGGCCGCATTCCTCGCCAGCCTCGCGAAGACCTTCAGCGACAACGGCGGAAAGTCGCACTTCCAGGTCCACTACATCACCGACGAACTCCGCAAAACGCCAGCCGACATCAAAGCCGTCCGCTGGCTCAACGACCTACTGACCGAATACCTGAAAGAAGAATCATGAGCAACGAAACGAACCTGACTATCCGCGGCCGACTGACAGCGGATCCCGAGCTTCGCTTTACCCCGTCCGGCGCTGGGGTCGTGAACTTCACCGTCGCTGTGAACGCCTCGAAGTTCGACAAGGACTCGAACAGTTGGAAGGACCAGCCGACGAAGTTCTGGCGCTGCGCCGCATGGAACCAGGGCAAGCTCACCCGCGCCGAGAACGTCGCAAACCTGCTCAAGAAGGCAGACAACGTCATCGTCTACGGCGAGCTGACCACGCGGGAATACACCACAAAGGAAGGTGAGCAGCGATCGGCCGACGAGATCCGTGTCGAGTCCATCGGCAAGGATCTTACCTTCCACGCGCAGGCCTACGGGGCGAACGAGCAGGCCCAGCGCAACGGCAACGGCCAGAGCGTAACCGAGCAATGGGGCACCGCGTCGCAGGGCACGCAGTCTTCCGGCGGCTGGGGCAATGGGCCCGACAGCGAGCCAGCTTTTTAGCACACCCGCACCACAACCCCAAGGCCCCTACCCTGGGGCCTTTTTCGTACCCAAGCAAAGGAACACCATGACCACCTCAGCAACGCCCGCCCGCTTCGCCAACTACCCGGGCGACCAGACCAAGCAAATCGTCGGCGAGGTCAAAGGCCCGAACACCCTCGGCGAAGCACTCCGCGCCGTGACCGCCGACTACGACCCGGCCGCCGACCAGACCCGCGTCGGCTTCGCCTACTTCACCAACTAGCAACCACACCCCCGCGGCGCCCGGCACACGTCGGGCGCCGCACCCCCGGAAGGAACACCATGACTCACGCCCAAGACATCCAGATCCGCGACGGTGTAGCCGTCGTCCTGTACTCCAAAAATAACTGCTTCGGCTGCACGAAGACCAAGGAAAAGCTCGACGAGCACCACATCTTCTACACCGCCGTCAACGTCGAAGAGGACGCCACCGCATTCCACTACGTGACCGAAGTTCTCGGCATCCGGCAGATGCCCGTCGTTATCGCCTCCACCCCCGAGGGTGACGTCGTATGGTCCGGCCTGCAGCCCGCCAAGATCCGCGAACACATCACCCACCGCCCGGACCTCGCCGCATGACGCCGGACCCCTGCTGCGTCCTCTGCCGCCACGTCTCCGGCATCTGCCTATCCCGGCACGCCTGCGACCACCACAAAGACGCACAGAAGCAAGATGACGCCAACCACCGCGCATCCCGCACCATCCGCGACCCCGTCGGCGACCAGGCCGTCAACAACGTCATGAGAGCCCGCCGAAAGGAGCAATAAGGCATGACCAAAGACAGGCGGCTCTACGCCAAGTTCGACATAAACATGGACGAGCACCCGAAGATCCTCATGCTGTCCGACGCGGCGTTCCGGGCCCTGTTTGAGTCGACCCTCTACTCACGCCGGCAGCTATCAGATGGCTTCCTCGATGAAAGGATTGTGAGGCGAAAATGGGGCGATGATGCAGCATCAGAGCTCACATCAAACGACCCCGAACGGCCTTCATGGGTGAAAGTCGACGGCGGCTACCAAATCCACGACTTCGCCGAACACCAGACAACAACCGCGGATATACAGGCCAAACGGGAGGCCGGACGTGCCGGCGGACTAGCAAAAGCTGGCAAAGGCCTAGCACCTGCTAGCAAAGTGCTAGAGCAAAAAGGTAGCAAACCCCTAGCTAAGACAGAGACAGAGACAGAGACACTTAAAAGCTTGCCCGCCTCGTCGCGGAAGAAGCCCGCGTCAACTATCCCGGACTCATGGAAGCCAAACGACGCACACAGCCAATATGCAAAGGAAGAAGGCATAGCCCTTGACTTCCAGGCTGAGCGTTTCCGAACCCACGCCGAAGCAAACGATCGCCGCATCGTGAACTGGGACGCCGCTTTCAAGAACTGGCTATTGAAGGCCGAGCGCACCGTCCGCGCCAAACCCACCGCCGCTTCCCCATGGTCGAAGGAGTTCCACCAGTGAGCATTTACTACCAAGACGATCACGTGACGCTGTATCACGGCTCATGCGTCGGCGACGATGCGGCGCCGTGGTGGACAGCGGACGTGCTCGTAACTGATCCGCCTTATGGCATCGCGTGGAAGAAGGGGCAGAACAATGCCGCCGGATCCAACGCACACGCCGGAATCAAGAATGACCACGACACGTCAGTAAGGGACGCGGCGCTCGCCATCTGGGGCCCGACCCGACCCGCGTTCGTATTCGGATCATTCCGGGCGCCATTCCCTGCTGGCGTGAAGCAAACGCTCGTGTGGCAGAAGCCGATAGATGCAGGCGTCGTCGGATCGACGACCGGATACCGCACGGACACGGAACTAATCTTCATGACCGGCAAGCACCCCAAGCGCCCGCCATCGAGGTCTTCGGTTCTCAGCACGGGCGGCGGCGTGTCCAGGTATCGCACGGAGCACCCGCACTCAAAGCCGACCGGCCTCCTCGAACAGCTCATCGAATGGACTACCGGCACCATCGCCGATCCATTCAGCGGCTCTGGCTCAACACTCGTCGCCGCAAAAGCAATGGGGCGCAGGGCCATCGGCGTCGAACTGGAGGAACGCTACTGCGAACTAATTGCCAAGCGCTGCGCACAAGAATCATTCGACTTTGGAGCCCTAGCGTGACCGAACCTAATCCAAACCACGACGCCGCGGCCGAGCAGTCGGTCCTCGGCGCCATGCTCATCAGCCGGGACGCGATCGCCGACGTCGCGGACATCCTCGACGGCGGCGACTTCTACCAGCCCGCGCACGAAACGATCTACCGGACCATCCTTGACGTACACGGCGCAGGGGCCCCCGTAGACGCGATCACGATCAACGACACCCTGACCCGCGCCGGAGAGCTCACAAGGACCGGCGGGGCGGCGTACACGCACCACCTGGCGCAGTCGGTCCCGTCCGCAAGTGCTGGGGCCTACTACGCCGAGATAGTCGCCAACATGGCAACCCGACGCCGACTGCTCATGGCCGGCCGGAAAATCCAGGACCTCGCCGGCAGTGGCGGCGACGTGGACGAGCTGGTCGAGGCGTCACGCCGCGAAGTCGACCAGACCTCGCGGGCAACTGGATCGGCTGTCCTCTCGTTCGGCGAAACGATCGACACCATGCTCGGCACCCTCGACGACGAGATCAACCACCGGCCGACACCATGGCAGGCGCTCAACAATGTGATCGGCGGACTCAGGCCCGGCGCGCTCTATGTCGTCGGCGCCCGGCCATCCGTCGGCAAGTCAGTCGTCGCGCTCAACCTCGCGCAAGGACTCGCGCAACACGGGTCCGTCGCGTTCTCGTCGCTGGAAATGTCGAACAACGACGTACAGATCCGCGCCGTATCCTCCGACCTGAACCTCGACGTCTCCCGCCTCATCGAAAGGAACCTCGCCCCCGGCGACTGGGCGAAGATCCGGGAACGCCGCGCCTCATGGCAAGACGTCCCGCTGTTCGTCGACGACCGCTCCGGCGTCACCATCACCGACATCAAACGGTTCGCCCGATCCGTGAACCGCCGCAAACCACTAGCCGGCGTCGTCGTCGACTACCTGCAGCTCATGGCCCAACCGCACGGCGACAAACGGCCCCGGCACGAGTTCGTCGCCGACATGTCCCGGCAACTCAAAATCATGGCCATGGACATGCAAATCCCGGTCATCGCCCTCTCGCAGCTCAACCGGGCCAGCGAGTCCAGGAACGACAAGATGCCGATGCTGTCCGACCTCCGCGAATCCGGCGCCGTCGAACAAGACGCTGACGTCGTCATCCTGCTACACCGCGAAATCATGGGCGACCAACGGAACGACCTGTCAATGCTCGTTGCCAAAAACCGGCACGGCGCGACAGGCCTGGCCGAGCTGGCCTTCTGGGGCCACTACTCCAAGGCGCTCGACCAGGGCGTCACCCCGCAAGCAGAAGCCAGGACGAGGGCCGCATGACCACCGCACCCACACACGAAGACCACAAAGCCCCGGCAAACGCTGGGGCTCTTTCATTGGGGGAGAAATGACGATCCGCTACGCCAGCATGTTCGCCGGCATCGGTGGCATGGAACTAGGCATCGAGCAAGCAGCCGCAGAGCACGGACTCAAAGCCGAATGCGTCTGGTACTCGGAAAACGACAAGCACGCGATCAAGACATACGAGAGGCATTTCAACCATGACAACTACGGCGATGCCACCCTCATCGAAGCCGATTCCCTACCAGAGTTCTATCTACTCGCTGCCGGATTTCCATGCCCCAGCTTCTCCGTCGCCGGCAAGCGCCTCGGATTCAACGAAGCCCGCGGAACACTATTCTTCGACGTCGCCCGCATCCTGGACGCCAAACAACCCCGCTACTTCATCCTCGAAAACGTCAAGGGGCTCGTCAGCCACGACAACGGGCAGACTCTCCGAACCATCCTCCGGATCCTTGATGGGCTGGGGTATGACGTCCAGTGGAAGGTTCTCAACTCGAAGGACTACGGCGTTCCCCAGAACCGAGAGCGCATCTACATTGTCGGAAATCTTGGAGGAACGCCCCGACCCGAAGTATTTTCTCCCACCGGACCGAGTAACCCGTATTCGACAGTCGGCGTCTCAGCAGAAGCCGCAGTTGCTCGAACACTCACCGGAGGCGGCCACTCCGGTGGCAACCACAGCGGAATGACCATCCTGCGCACCCCCCAGGGCGACCGCCGACTAACCCCGACCGAATGCGAACGGCTGCAGGGCTTCCCTGACGGGTGGACTGCCGGCGTGTCCGACACCCAGCGCTACAAGCAATGCGGCAACGCCGTAACCGTCAACGTCGTCCGCTATGTGGCCGGCCGCATCTTCGCATCCATCCACCAGGAGACCCCATGAAATTCAAGCTAGGCGACCCCGTCCGGATCATCGCCACCCCTAGCCGCTATTTCGATTCGGTCGGCACCATCGCCGACGTCGACCGCCACCACCCGCTGCTCCCGTACCAGGTCGCGGGACTGGCCGACCCGCCGCTCTGGTTCGGGCCCAACGAACTCATCCTCGCCGAACACCAGACGGAGGAGGCATCGTGAGCGCGTCAGAAGTGGCCGGAGGGGTGGAAGTGCCGCCCGTTGAAATTGAGGCCGTCAAATGGCCGCTGAAACTCCGCGAGAAAGTCCGCGTCCTCCGCGATCCTGACCGGCACGGAGCCTATGCGGGCCGAACCGGGTCCATCGCGTCCAACGAACTCGGCGGCGTCGTATTCGTCCACCTCGGGACCACCTACGCCAACTTCCGAACCAGCGACCTCGAACGAATCCAAGGAGACACTATGAGCGACCGCAGCACGATCCTGGCCACCGCATCCGACCTCATCAGCGGCCAGCGCGCAAAGGACTACGGGGACGCCGCCGATAACTTCCAGCGACTCGCGGACCTCTGGCAGCCAGTGCTCGGTGTCAGCGTCACGCCCGAACAGGTAGCGCTATGCCTGACACAGCTCAAAGTGTCGCGCCTCATCACATCACCCAACCATCAGGACTCATGGATCGACGCCTGCGGCTACCTCGCACTCGGCGGCGAAATCGCAGGGAGGAAGAAATGATCCACGCATTCATCCCCGGCACGCCCGTCCCGCAAGGATCCGTGGACGTCTACCGCG